ATGGCATTTGATTACGCAAAGGCATACCAGCAGTTCATCGACGAGGAGTTTGCGGCGGCCTCCGCTACCGCGTGGATGATCCCCGAGGCGGGAAAAGTCCGCTTCACGGGGGGCCGGGACATTGAGATCTCCACCCTGTCCACCACGGGTCTCGGCAACTATGACGCGGGCAAGGCCGACGGCTCCGCTTACCCTCAGGGCACCGTGACCAACAGCTGGAAAAGCTACACCCTGTCCATGGACCGCGGCGTGAAGTTCTCTCTGGACCGCACCGACCCCAACGACACCGGCTTTCTGGTCACCGCCGAGAACGTCATCCGTGAGTTCGCCCGCAACGCCCTGGTGAAGGAGCAGGACACCTACCGCATCCACCGCCTGTACGAGCTGGCCAACGGCGACGCGGCCCACAATACCACCCACATCGTCTCCGCCGCCCTGACCAAGACCAACGCCATCGCCACCGTCAGCGGCCTGCTGCAGACCGTCCGTGACGACGCAGAGGAGATGGACGGCTATGTGGCCCTCATCAGCCACAAGCACAAGACCGCCTTTTTGGAGGCCGCCAACGGCACCTATCACGACATTTCCTTCGGCAACGCCGTGTCCATCAACGGCGTGACCTATGAGAACGTGATGATGCTGGACGATCTGCCCTGCGTGTTCGTGCCCCAGAGCCGCATGAAAACCGTCATCACCGTTCAGAGCGGCGACAGCGATCAGGGCGGCATCGTGGCGGGGGAGAACGCCAAGGACATCGCCTGTCTCATCACCCACTGCGAGACGCCGCTGGCCGTGAGCAAGCTGGACGCCATCAAGCAGTTCGGCCCCCAGGAGAACCAGCTGTTTGACGGCACTTCCATTCAGGCCCGCTATCTCTACGATCTGTTCGTGCCCGGCAAGCGTCTGGCATCCATCGGCGCTGTGGTGGCTCCCTGATGAGCGGCGCGGACAAGGCGGCCGCCATTCGGGAGAAGGCGGAGCGTCTGGCGGGCCGCAGTCTCGGTGAGAACGGGGACGCGCTGACGGAGATGGCCATGGAGCGGGCCTGCGCGTGGTGCGGACGGGAGGACATCCCGGAGGCCATGGAGCAGGCCGTGGCGGCGCTGATCCTCGACATGGAGGGCCGGGGGACTGCCGTGAAGAGCGTCACCCGGGGCGACACCGCCGTGACCTACGCCGTCGCCGACGGGCAGTCCGCCGCGCTGGCGGGGCTGGCCCCGTGGCGCAGGCTGGGGCGGCTGAAGGAGGGGTAAACCGTGACGGACAAAGCATTGGCGGACATTCTCGCCCGGACATATGCCCACCGTGTCACGGCGTTCCGTCCGCTGGCGGAGGGGGAGGAACGGCTCTGCGAGGCCGCGCCCTGCGCCCTGAGCCGCTCCGAGCACACCAGCGCCCCCACGCCGCCGTCCCTTTCCGCCGCTTGGCCGGAGGCGCTGTACCGGCTGACCCTGTACACCCGCCCGGAACTGGCCTTTCGGCTGGGCGACCGGGTGGAGGTGACGGACGAGGGGGGAAGCGTCTGGATGGGGCGCGCCTCCGACAGCTTTCGGTACGACAGCCATTGCGTGACGGTGGTGGAGATCAGCGGCGTGGAGCCGTCTGCGGGAGACGCAGAAGGCGTCTGCGGCGGACAAGTCTCACGTGAGACAGGAAAGGAGGGGCAGGCGTGAAGGCCATTCAGGACAGCGTGGCGGCGTATTTGCAGGCGTGCACGGGCGTCCGCACCGTGGCGGACCGGACAAGAGCGCGGGGGGAATACCCTCTGCTGGCGGTGTCCGTCCGGGAGGACGGGACGGTATTGGTGGACGGCGGACGGCAGGCGGAGCACACCTACCGGGTGACGGTCTCCGCCGCATCCGACCGGGAGCGGGACGGAAACACTGCCCTGCTCTCCTCCCTGACGCCGGTTTTGCTCCGGGGCGTTCCCATGGGGGAGCGGACGCTGCACCCCTTGGAGGTGAAAACCGAGGGCGAGACGCTGACGTTCACGGTGGAACTGTGCGTACCGCTGGCCCAGCCGGAGAAGCCCGCCATGGAGCCGCCGGGACGCATGGCGACTCTTAATTTGGACATTTGACAAGGAAATCTTTGAAATTTGGAGGTATTTATGGGTCTTCCTGAAATTTTTATCAGCTTTCAGACGGCGGCTGTGTCCGCCATCACCCGTTCCGCCCGGGGCGTGCTGGCGGTGGCGGTGAAGGACGCCACCGCGGGCGGCGCGGCAGAGGCCGCGTACAAAAGTCTGGCGGAGGTGCCGGAGGACAAGTTCTCCCCTGAGAACTACCGTCTGCTGAAGCTGGCCTTTTTAGCCGCTCCCACCAAGGTCTGGGTGCTGCGTGTGGGCGAGGACGCGGAGAAAACCTATCAGGCGCTGGAGCGTCTGCACTTTGACTGGCTGGCCGCCCCCGGTCTGGATGATGCGCAGGTGATGTCCTTTATCAAGACCCTCCGAAACGGCGGGCGGGGCGTGAAGGCCGTGGTCGCCAACGCCACGGCCCCCGACTGCGAGGGCATCGTGAACCTGTGCGTGTCCGGCCTGATGCTGGAGGACGGCGCGATGGAGGCAAAGGATTACGCCGTCCGTGTGGCGGCGCTGCTGGCGGCACTGCCCCTGACCCGCTCCGCTACCTACGTCAACCTGCCGGAGGTGGTGGGCTGCGACGCGCTGGCCGAGCCGGACGAGGCCGTGGACGCAGGCAAGCTCATCATCGTCCCCGGCCGGGAGGGCTACCGTCTGGGCCGCGCGGTGAACTCCCTGACCACGCTGACGCCGGACAAGGCCGCGCCTTTCCAGAAGATCAAGATCGTGGAGGGCATCGACCTGATCCGGGGGGACATCGCCAAGGCTTTCGAGAGCGGCTATGTGGGCAAGGTGCTCAACGATTACGACAACAAGCTGCTGCTGGTGACGGCCATCAACGCCTATCTCAAGGGGCTGGAAGGGGATGTGCTGGACAAGACCGCCGACAACCGGTGCTTTGTGTCTCTGTCCGGACAGAGAAGCTATCTGGAATCCAGAGGGACCGACACCTCCGAGATGAAGGACACCGACATTCTGAAAGCCAACACCGGCAGTCAGGTGTTTCTGGAGGCTAAGCTGACCTTCTGCGACGCCATGGAGGATCTGGCGCTGGTCATCTCCATGTAACCATCGGACGAACGTGAAATAGGAGGAACGTATGAGTAATTTACAGGCAAACCGCACCCTCTCCGGCTCCTTTGCCGAGGTCTGGGTGGACGGCGCGCGCATTGCCGAACTGTCCCAGCTGACGCTGACCGTCAAGGTTCAGCGGGAGAAAGTCCAGTTCGGCATGGACGTGGATTCCAAGATCACCGGCTACGCCGGAGAGGGCACCATGACCCTCAAACAGGTCTACACCCGGTTCTACGAGGTGCTGGAACAGGCCAAGCGCGGCCTTGACAAGCGCTGCACCATCACCACCGCCCTGAAAGACCCGGACGCCGCCGACGGCGGCGAGGAGCGGTACAGCATCGACAACGTGGCGTTTACCGAGCTGCCCTTCATGAACTACAAGATGGGCGAAGTGAACCAGCAGAAGCTGCCCTTTACCTTCCGGCCCTCCGATCTGGTGTGCCTGGACAGCATCCGGGCCGCTGACTGATGGCGCTGGCGGACGTCCTGCGGGAGCGTGTCTCCCGCAGGGGCCGCACCGCTGAGGTGGCGTGCGGTCTGCTGGGTACGGTGACGGTGGAGGCCCTGCCGCCCAGAGAGTGCGCCGCCCTCGGACTGTGGGACGGCGGGCGGGCGCTGTTTTACGCCTCCTGCCGGGACTTGCAGACTGCCGGGGAGACGCTGCGTCGGGAGGGTCGGCTGTTCACCCCTGCTGAGGTGACGGCCTATGTGTCCGACGAGGAGGCGGCGGCCGCCGCACGGACGGTCCTGACGCTCAGCGGCGTGACGGCGGACGGAGACGGCGCATCGACAAAAAGCGCGGAAGTCCGACTTGGTGACGTGCAGAAGAACGGGGCGCATTTGGCAGTTGATGCGCCGTCCGAGAAGGAAGTCCGACTTGACGGCGTGCAGGAAAACACGGTTCAAAAGGCCGAAGTCCGACTTGGTGACGTGCGGGAAAAGGCAGGTCAAAAGGCCGAAGTCCGACTTGACGGCGTGCGGAACAATGCGCCTCATTTTGCGGATAAAGCGCCATCTGAGGGGGAATTCCGACTTGCTGACGTGCAGGAAAACGGGGATCTTACGGGGAAAGTCCGACATGAGGACGTGCGGGAAAAGGCGGTTCAAAAGGCGGAAATCCGACTTGGTGCCGTGCGGAAACCGGACGGCACGGCAGAAGATGGACAAGTCTCACATGAGTTTTTCGGCGGGGACGGTTCTGACCGGACAGACCCTATCTTGGGTGGTGTTTCCGATTTTGTACCACAAAATCTTGCGTTGTCCGAGGAAAATGACCGGTTTTCAGCACCTTTGGAACTGTCCGGGAACGATGAGGAAGTGTCCGGGCGAGGGGCGAATCTGCACGAATCTGAGTCGGAAGCCGGAGAAGCGCTGCACGAAATGAAGTCGGATTTGACGGCGGCGAGACGGCGGGGCTTGCACGAAAACAGGTCGGAAGTCGAGGAACCGGTGCACGAAATGAAGTCGGAATCTGCGGCGGCGAGACGGCGGGGCTTGCACGAAAGCAGGTCGGAAGTCGAGGAAGCGGTGCACGAAATGAAGTCGGAATCTGCGGCAGAGAGACGAGAGGGCTTGCACGAAAGCAAGTCGGAAGTCGAGGAAGCGGTGCACGAAACGAAGTCGGAATCTGCGGCGGAGAGACAGCAGGGCTTGCACGAAAGCAGGTCGGAAGTCGGGGAAACGATGCACGAAACGAAGTCGGAATCAGTGGAGCGATTCGCCGAGGGCCTGCTGGAGGGCCTGCGCCGTGCCGCCGCTGTGAGATAGGGGGGGTTCTATGAACACCAGAACCGTTTTGCTCTGGCACAACAACGGTGAAGAGCGCATCTACTTTACAGTCAATCCCGCACGGCTCACCGTCACCCGGCCCAATGAGAACCGGGTGCGGAGCCTTGCCATGGGCGGGACTGTGAATATCTGGGGCGGCCGGGGTCTGCGGGAGGTCAGGCTGACCACGTTCCTGCCCAGCGCCTACTCGCCTTTTTTTGACGGAAAGGAGCCGGAAAGCGTCCTCGCCATGCTGAAAAGCTGGCAGGATTCCGGAGATCCGGTGCGGCTCATCATCTCCGGCAGTGACATCAACGACGCGTTCCTCATCGAGGATGTGTCCGAGACGCTGGCGGAGGGGGACAGGGACGTGGGGCTGACTGTGACACTGCGGGAGTATAAATTCAAGTCGGCGCTGGCGGCTCTGGCCGGGGGGAGCGGCGGGAGCGGTTCCGCACCTGTCCGCAAGCGGACGGACGAGCGGGTCACGCCCCAGACCTACACCGTCAAAAAAGGGGACACCCTTTGGGACATCGCCTGCCGCTTTTACGGCGACGGGACGAAGTGGGGAAGCATCGCCGCCAAAAACGGCGTGACGAACCCCCGGAAATTACAGATCGGAAAGGTGCTGACGCTGTGAAACTGCTGATCGGACAACAGATGGTCATGCCCGCGCTGGAATCGGTGCGGCTGGGCAAGACCCGGAACGAGGCGGCGGCGTGTCTCACCGCCACGGTGCTCATCGCCCCGGCGGACACCTACTTTTTGAAGCTGTCCGTGGCGGTGGGGGATGTGGTGCGGCTGCTGGATGACGGCGGGAAGGAGATCTTCCTCGGCAGCGTCCATGAACTTGACCGAACGCCGGACGCCGTGACCCTGACGGCCTATGACCGGGGGGTATATCTGACCCGGAACGAGCTGTACGGCGTGTATGCCGGAACGGGACGGAAAATTGCCGGGAAGATTGCCGGGGAACTGGGCGTTCTGCTGGGGGCCGTGGAGGACGACGGCCTGTATCGCACCATCGTTACCGGGCCGGGGGAGTCCGCGTTCTCCATTCTGCGCAGAGCCGTGGGAGAGGGGCGGGAGATCGCCGTCCGGGACGGGGCGCTGACCGTGACGAAGGGGGGCGGCGGGGCCGTTCCCCTGAAGCCGGAGCGGGTGCTGGAGGTCTCCGGGCGGGCGTCCATGGGAAATATGGTGAACCGGGCCGTGGTGACGGGCCGGAACGGGCGTGTTCTCGCCGCCGCCCAGAATACCGGGGACATCACCGCCTGCGGGCGGTTCCAGCGGGTGATGGGAAAGAGCGGCGATCCGCAGGCGCAGGCCAAGGCCGCGCTGCGGCGGCGCAGCCTGTCCGCAAGGGTGACGGTGCTGGGGGATCTGTCCCTCCGGTGCGGCGGGCGGGTGGAGGCCCACCGGCCCCAATGGGGACTGGAGGGGGTCTATGACATCACCGCCCACGAGCACCGCTGGGAAAAGGGCGTGTTCACCACGTCGCTGAGTTTGGAGGGAGTTGAGGCATGAACGTTTACAGTGAACTGCTGGAACTGCTGACGCCGGAGCGGAAGGACGCCCCGGCGGGGCTGTTCGGCACGCTGACGGCGGTTTCGCCGCTGACCGTTACCGTCCGGGGGACGGCGCTGACCGAGGGGCTGTTTTATCTCCAAGGGACGGTGTTCCGTGAGGAGGACATCGGTAAGGAACTGGCGCTGCTGTCCTGCGAGGAGGGCTTTTGGATCCTCGGCTTTGTGGGAGGTGGGGGCGCATGATCTTTCCCGATTGGGGGACGGCCCCCGACACCGCGCCGGAGGAAGCGCTGCCGCTGTTCCGGGAGTGGGCCGTGGATTGGGAGAACGAGAGCTTTGCCCTGCGCCGGGGAGAGCCGTATCTGGTCAGCGGCGACGAGGCTTTGAAAATTTGGGTGACACGGGCGCTGCGGCCGGAAAGTCAGCGGTTCCGCTATACCGCGTGGTCGGCGGACTACGGCAACGAGTTGACGCTGCTGCTGGGCGGCTGCGTGGATCAGGGGATTCTGGAAAGTCAGGTGCGGCAGTATGTGCGGGACGCGCTGCTGGCGTGTCCCTATATCCGGGAGGTGGACGGGTTCTCCTTCTCGAAGAAGGGGAGCCGGGTGGAGGCCCGGTTCACCGTACACACCGTCTATGAGGAGTTTACCCAGAAAACGGAGGTTTCGATCAGATGACCAAGGAAGAAATGCTGCGGCTGCTGACAGCCGCCTACACCGGCTCCGGCAGCGCCGCCGAGGGCACCTTTGCCGGAGACGTGCTCCGCTCCTGCGCCGACGGAATGGCGCAGCTTTGGAGTATGGAGATCGACGGACTGGAACGGCGGGCCTTTGTGTCCTCCGCTGTGGGGGAGTGGCTCACTGCCGTGTGCGCCGACCGGGGGTGCGTCCGCAAGGAGGGGGAGACGGACGAAGAACTGCGCGCCCGGACGCTGGCGGCACTGGCCGCAACGCCCGCTTCCGGCAACGCCGACCACTACGCCGCGTGGTGCGGACAGGTGGCGGACATCCTGCGGGTGAAGGTGCTGCCTTTGGCAAGAGGAAACGGCACCGTGGACATCGTGGCGGTGGGCCGGGAGGGGAAAGCCCCCGGCGAGGCCGCTATCCGGGAGGCCCAGGCCGTCGTGGACCGGGAGCGGCCCGTGGGCGCGGACGCGAAAGTGATCGCCGCCGCTGAGACGGCGGTGAATGTGGCGGCGTCCGTGACGCTGATGGACGGCGGCAGCTTGGAGGGCGTGAAAACCGCCTTTTCTCAGGGGTTGACCGCCTTTTTCCGGGACAACGCCCTGCGGACGCGAGTGGTCAGCCACGGCAAGGCCCTGCGTCTGCTGCTGGACTGCGCGGGCGTGGCGGATGTGTCCGGCTTCACCATGAACGGCAGCGGCGACAGCCTGACGCTGACGGAGGGCGCGGTGCCTGTACTGGGCACGCTGACGCTGACGGAGGTGAAGGCATGAGACTGCCGGAGTTTTTGACGGAGCTTTCCCCCGTCCGGGAGACACTGGCGGCGCTGGAACAGGGGGAGAACGCCATGGCGGAGGCCGTGGCGGAGAAGAACGGTCAGGTGTGCGTGACCACCGCCACCGGAGGGCTGGCCCTGTGGGAACGGGACTACGGTCTGCCCGTCCGGGAGGGGGCCGCGGTGGAGGATCGCCGTGCCGCCGTCCGGGCCGCCATGGCCGGGGGGCGCACCCTGACCCCTGCCTTTTTGAAGGAGCTGTGCGTCACACTGGGCGGCGGCGACCGGGGCGAGGTGGAGGAGGACTTCGCCCATTGGAGCGTCACGGCGCTGACCGTGGGCGAGGGGCGTGTTCCGACGGACATTCCGGCCCTGAAACGGGCGGTGGAGCGGCTGAAACCGGCCCACCTGTCGGTGACAATGCTGCCCACGGCGGACCTGACGGCCCACCGCTGGGAGGCGGTCACCGGCGGTGTGATGATGGAGGTCTGGGGGTAAAAAAACGAGAGGAAACAGGCGAAGCGCCGCCGGGGGCGGATGAAGCGAGCCTGTTTCGAGGATGGCCCCCAAACAGCGGACATGCAGTATCCGCTGTTTGGCTTGGGCCGACGGTGGAAGGCGAAGCGCCGCCGGGGGCATCCGGTAAACGAGAAAGCAGCTATCGCAGACGGGCACGGCCCGTTCTGCGGCAGCTGCTTTTTTTGCGGGGCGGCATGGGCACTTTCACTAAGGGAAAACGGATTTTCGCCGGGGATTCGTAAGATTTCTTCCGAAGTTCAAAAAAGTTCTTGCATCGTACACCGGTGTACGGTGTATGATTTTATCGCGAAAAAAGAGGCCGGATACAGAAGGAATGCTGGCCGGAGCCGCTCCGATGACATTTCATGTCGAAAAAAGGACGTTTCATGCAGACAGCCCCGCAAGGCGCGGAAAATATGCTACACTGGATCCGTCAACCTGTAAAAGTTGCCCGGGGGCGCCCCCGGGCCCGTAGGGGAGGCCCCTACGGGATACTCTCTGCCTGTGGAGACCTGATCGGGGCGGGGAAAAACCAAAGGAGGAAACCTATGAAGAAGCGTATCTTGAGCTGTCTCATGGCGCTGGCCCTGTGCCTGACGCTGCTGCCCACGGCGGCGCTGGCAGAGGAGACGGAGGGGACGGCGCAGACGCCCCCGGCCGTGGAGAAAGCGGCAGACCCGGCAAACGGGGAAGCGAAGCAGGAGAATCAGTCTGCGGAAGCGAAGCAGGAGGGCCAGTCTGCGGAAGCGAAGCAGGAGAGCCAGTCTGCGGAAGCGAAGCAGGAAAGCCAGCCTGCGGAAGTGAAGCAGGAGAGCCAGCCTGCGGAAGTGAAGCAGGAGAATCAGCCTGCGGAACAGGAAGAACAGCAGGAGGACTCTGCCGCAAAGCAGGCCGTGGCCGCCGTGCAGGCGATGATCGACGCTCTGCCTGACGCGGCGGATCTGGACGGCATGGACGATGCGGAGGCCATGGAGGTCTACGAGGCGTTTCAGACCGCCTGCGAAGCGTATTATGACACCCTGTCTGAAAAACAGCGGGAACAGCTGAAGAACACGGAGAAGCTGGAGGCGCTGTCCGAGCGGTTCAGCCAGCTTGAGACGCTGGCGGCGGGCGACACGCACACCCACTTCCTCTGCGGCGGGGCCGATTGCAACGGGAAAGGCCATAAGAAGGAAGAAACAGCGACCACCTTTGATAAGTGGCTGGCCAGCTCGTCAAGCGGTAAGTATGCACTGAATGTTGGCGGAAAAGGCAGTAGTAGTGAAACTGGTGGAGATGGGCTGAACCCGGTGGGCGGTAAGTATGTTTTGCCCGACGGCAGCTATTATCTGAAAACGGGTGATGGCTTTGACTCCGATGTTACGATCGAGCATCCCATTCAGATCACGGGCAACGTCACCATCTGCCTGAACGGCAAGACGATTCAAAACAGAACCAACGATCAGCCCGTGTTTGAGGTCGTATCCGGCGGCAAGCTGACCTTGACGGACTGCAAAAACAACAATAAGGGCAAGGTCACGCGCGCCTACAACAGCCACGGCGGCGGCGTGGAGGTCAACGGCGGCGAGTTTAATCTGTACAGCGGCAGCATCACCAAAAACACGGCAGACAACGGCGGCGTGTATGTGTACAACAGCGGCGAATTTAATATGTACGGCGGCAGCATCACGCTCAACACGGCGGCCAAGGGCGGCGGCGTGAAGGTCACCGGCGGCACGGTTAATATGTACGGCGGCGAGATCGCCAACAACAAGGCGGCGGGCCATGTCAAGGGAACCGGCAACGGCGGCGGCGTGTATGTGAGCGGCGGCACGTTTAATATGCGCGGCGGCAGCATCACGAACAACACGACGGAGGTATACGGCCAAGGCGAAGGCACCGGCGGCGGCGTGTATGTGCACGCCAACGGTACATTCAATCTGTACGACGGCGGCGAGATCAAAGACAACACGGCCACCCAATACGGCGGCGGCGTGTATGTGGGCAGCTACGGACAATCCGGCACATTTCATATGTACGGCGGCAAGATCACCAACAACACGGGCACCCAATACGGCGGCGGCGTGTATGTGTACGAGGGCACGTTCGACATGGACGACGGCGAGATCTCCGGCAACAAGACGAACGGCCCCGGCGGCGGCGTACGAGTGAGCAGAATGAACTGCGTGTTCACCATGCGCGGCGGCGAGATCAGAGACAACACGGCGAGCAGCGGCGGCGGCGTGAGTGTAGTCGATGACGGCGTGTTCACCATGAGCGGCGGCAGCATTACCAAGAACAAGACGACCGGCACCGGCGGCGGCGTATCTATGAATCGCGGCGGCAAGTTTACCGTGTCCGGCACGGCGGTCATCAAGGACAACAAGAAGGGCTCCGCCGATAACAACGTGTATCTGCTCAATAATAAGTTCATCACCGTCAGCGGCCATCTGGACGATGGCGCAAGCATCGGCGTGACCACGGATAAAACACCGGATGCGGGCGGGACGATCCCCATTGCCACCGCCACCACCGGCACTGGCCTGACCCCTGCTGACGCGGCGAAGTTCCAGAGCGATCTGGGCGGGTACGCGGTCTCGGTCAAGTCCGATGGAACCGGTCTGGTGCTGGTAAAGGCGCACACTCACTACCTCTGCGGCGAGGACTCGTGCAACAAGAACGGGCATACCTGCCATGCCGTCACCTTTACCGCGTGGACGGACAGTACGAAACTGCCCGAAACCAAGGGCGAATACTATCTGGACACAGATGTGACGCTGACCGAAACTTGGACGCCTGCCTCCGGAACGGTGCTCTGCCTAAACGGTCACAACATCACGATGAATGGCAGCAAGAAAGCCGCCATCTACGTGATCAACGCCTTCACCCTCTGCGACTGCAAGGGTGGTAAGGACGCATACGGCCAGATCACCCACGCTACGGGCAAGACCGGCAGCGGCGTGTATGTGAGCGGCAACGGCAGATTTTATATGTACGGCGGCAGCATCAGCAACAACACGACGAACCTCGGCGACAATGGCGGCGGCGTGTATGTGACCGGTGGTCAATTTACCATGTACGGCGGCAGCATCACCAAGAACACGGCGGAAAAGGACAGCAAGAACAAAGGCGGCAACGGCGGCGGCGTGTATGTGGGCGGCGGCACGTTCGACATGAACGGCAACGCCAGCGTCAGCGGCAACAAGGCGACGAACAGCAAATCGGAGAACACCACCTACGGCGGCGGCGTGTATGTCAGCGGCACGAAGAGCACCTTCACCATGAACGGCAACGCCAGCGTCAGCGGCAACACGGCGGCAAACGGCGGCGGCGTATCTGTGAACAGCAGAGGCACCTTCAACATGAACGGCAACGCCAGCATCACCGGCAACACCGCCAACGGCGTGTTTGTGAACGGCGGCACCTTCACCGTGTCCGGTGAGCCGACCGTCACGGGGAACACAGGGAAAAGTGGTAGGGAAGATGATGTCAGCAATGTGTATCTGGCTGGCGGCGATACCATCACCATCGGCGGCAAACTGGACGCGGGCGCAAGCATCGGCGTGACCAAGGGCGCGGGCGGCGTGAACAGCGTCATTGCCACCGGCGCGAATAAGAATTACAGCGGCAAATTTTTCGTCGACGACAACAAGTACAAGGTCGGGTACGACGAGACTCACAAGCAGCTGGTGCTGGCAGAGAAGGACACGTCCGCCGAGACGCACACGCACTGCCTCTGCGGCAAGACGCATACCGCCATCGGCGACCACAAGACCGAGCAGGAAGTTACTTTTGCCACGGAACTGAAACAGGTAAACGGTCAACTGACGATGGGCAGCCAGCCGTGGAGTGCTAAGAGCATAACTATCAATGGCAGTACACCGAATTGCTATGTACTTCCTGCGGGCAGTTACTATCTTGGCAGTGACCTCGCATTGGATGCCTCCATTTACATCAGCGAAAATGTCCAACTTTGTCTCAACGGAAATAGCATTATATCAAATGGTGATAATGTGGGGAGAAATGTTGTCATTGTAGACACTGATTCCTCTGATGTGTTTACCTTGGCAAATTGCCGGAACGGCGGCAGTATTACGCATGCCACCGGGAAAAATGGCTGCGGCGTGTATATGAATGGTAACAGAACCAAGTTCAATATGTACGGCGGCATTATTACCGGCAATAACAGCGGCGGTGTAAACGTCACTCAAACCAATACGTTCAACATGTACGGTGGCAAGATCACCGGCAACAGCGCTGGATTTGGCGGCGGCGTGTATAACGGCGGAACCGTCAACATATACGGCGGTGAGATCAGCGACAACACGGCCAGCAACAAGGGCGGCGGTGTATATATGGCGGCTTCCATGGGGAATTACCAAGGCGGTATCCTCAATGTTTCTGGCGCGGCCAAGATCACCGACAACAAAGTAAATGGCGTGGCGAACAACGTCTATTTGCCCGCGAATAAGACTATCACCATCGGCGAGGGCGGTCTGAGCGGCCAAATCGGCGTGACCACGGAGCCGAAACCGGCTGCGGGCACGCCTGTGACGGTCATCGCGAGCATCGGGAGCAACACCGGACTTGCCACCCACGTTGTCTCCGACGATAACGCATACGCAACCGCTGTTAAGGGCAGCACCATCGTGCTGAAGGTCAAGGGCGACGGCGGCACGACACCCGCCGGGAAACCAGACCCGAAATACACCCCGCCCACGGCAAAGACCGGACTGGTTTACAACGGCACGGCGCGGGTGCTCATCAACGAGGGCAGCGTCGAGGGCGGTCAGATGCAGTACAGCTTAGAGCGGAACGGCGCTTACAGCCCCTACCCTCCCATCGCGACCAACGCGGGCATCTACACTGTTTACTATAAGGTCGTGGGTGATGCTTCTCACAACAATGTGGCGGAGCAGTCGCTCACGGTATGGATCGAAAAGGCCCCGCTCAGCGGCACGCCCGCGTATACGCTCATCACCTCCACCGGCAAGACGCTCGCTGACGCAAATCTGACCGCCGGTGACATCAAGCCTGAGAATGGTCAGATCAAGTGGGTGGACGAGAACGGCGTGGAGCTGGCTGTGAGCACCGAGGTCAAGGCGAACACCGCCTACCGGTGGAAATTTACCCCCGATGATACCTCCAACTACGAGGAGTTGACCGGCAGCATCACGCTGTATCCCGTCTCCACGGGCGGTGGCGGCAGTTCCGGCGGTGGCGGCGGCTCTTCCTCTGACCGGGACAGCTCCGACAGCAACCCGGTCATCAAGACGGAGACGAAGACCAATACCGACGGCTCCACCACCAAGACCGAGACCCGGAGAGACGGCTCCGTGACCCAGACCACCACCGGCAAGGACGGCTCTGTTTCCAAGACGGAGACCAAGCCTGACGGCAGTTCCGTCACCGAGAACAAGGCCGCTGACGGCTCCACCGGCACGGTGAAAACCGACAAGAACGGCCAGACCGAGGCGGCGGCTAAGGTCAGCGGCAAGGCCGTGGAGGACGCCAAGAAGAACGGCGAGGCGGTGAAAGCCCCCGTGGAGGTGGAGGCTTCCCGCAACAGCAGCACCGCCCCCACCGTCAAGGTGGAACTGCCCAAGAATTCCGGCGAGACCAAGGTGGAAATTCCCGTTTCCAACGTGAAGTCCGGCACCGTGGCAGTCCTCGTCCATCCTGACGGCACGGAGGAAATTTTGAAGGACTCCATCCCCACCGAGGACGGCATCCGGCTCACCGTGGACGGCAATGCCACGGTGAAGATCGTTGACAACTCCAAGGGTTTCATCGACACCCGGAACCACTGGGCCGAGGACGAAATCGACTTTGTCAGCGCTCGCGGACTGGTCAACGGCATGAGCGCCACGATCTACGCGCCCAACAACTCCACCACCCGGGCGCAGCTTTGGACGATCCTCGCCCGCCAGAATGACGCAAATCTGAACGGAGGCAGCGTTTGGTACGAAAAGGCCCAGAATTGGGCGAAATCCGAGGGTGTTTCCGACGGCGCGAACCCCAACGCCGCCATCAACCGTGCCCAGATGGTGACGATGCTGTGGCGTGCCGTGGGCCAGCCCGTTCCTGCGACTGCGGCCACGTTTACCGACGTTCCCGCTGACGCTTACTATGCGGGCGCGGTGTCCTGGGCCGTGGAAAACGGCATCACCACCGGCGTGGGCGGCGGCAAGTTCGACCCCACCGCCACCTGCACCCGCGCGCAGATCGCCGCGTTCCTGACGCGGCTGTACGCGGAAAAGTGA